CATAGGCTGGCCCTAGTCCTTTTCTGTAGTCCACCACAGCCTAGCAATGTTCTGCGCCTGTAGCGTGCCCTTCTGTGGCCCTGCGGGCGTTTTGCATTTCTGCAATGGTGGCAACCGTTTGCTTTGCAGTTTTGCATGGCTGTTGGTTGTTATGTTATAACATTACATGCTTGGATTAACCCTTGGGTATGGCGGGCGCCAGCCTATCCTCTGTCAACGATTCTTTTGCATTTCACGCAAGTATTTGATCTAATGTGACATTTCTGCCGCATATACGTTCGTATACAGCCGAACTATACGAAAGAGAGGTGGGACCCTCGAAATTTCTCTTGACTATACGAACGGGCGTGCGTAACGCCCCATATATCCGAAAGAAGAAAAAAGTTAGGGTAGGGTGCGACGGTTTGACGCATCCGTATTTCCACTGAGGGGGTAACCCCAGTAACTACAAAGGGTTGATGAGATCTAAGGTGTGATATTTTTGCAACACTTTTGGGGTCGTCAAGAAAAAAATAAAAAAAGTTTGTCACATCTTGTCACTTTAAGTGTGTATATATTATTAGAACCCCTCTTCCGGTAGGACTATAGGTAGGTAGTCTAGCTAGATAGAGACTATAGGATATACTAATGTATATCTCTAAGGTATCTCACCCCCCTATCAACCATAGTGAACCTAGCCGGTAGTACATGCGTAGACGTGACTATGCCGATGGTAGGGGGGATGAGTAATAAAGAGAAGTGCTATGAGCAACGCCCCTAAGAAACACAGTAAGGTTATAGCTAACAAGGTTAAGGAGATGGTACGCAATGGTGTATCTGTCCGTGATATCCTTGCGGCTATCCAGAAGTATCAGGATGCTCCTAGCTCTATGTCTACCTTCTACAAGGTCTATGGTCAGGACATGGCTGAGGTTAAGGCTGATGTAGTTGGTGCTATTGGTGGTGTAGTTGTGCAGAAGGCACTGGAAGGTGATTTCAAGGCTGCAGAGTTGTTCCTTCGTTCTAAGGGTGGGTGGTCTCCGGTATCCACTGTGAATGAGGTAGAGCAAGATGAAGACCCCGACATGGATGAGGCAGCTATTGATAGTTTGATGGCTTTGCTTGGGAAGGAACCCGATGACAGCGCAGAGGAAGATAACGGCTGATACTCTTCGTGGTTTGCCTTCTAGCAAGGTTAAAGAGATCTTTGATGCGCTTGGTCCAAAGAAGGTAGAAGAATTAAAGCATGACTGGAACTTCTGGGCTAGGGATGCACAGTTAGAACCAGAAGGTGACTGGAACACTTGGTTCATCAATGCTGGTCGTGGTTTCGGTAAGACACGCACAGGCGTTGAGTGGGTCAGGGAGCAGGTTAAGCAAGGTAAGAAGCGTATTGCTGCTGTAGCTGCTACCAACTCTGACATTGAACGAGTTATGGTCAAGGGTGAGTCAGGTTTCCTTAGTGTCTGCTGGAAGGGTGACAAGACCTACAAGAACCAGAAGATGGGCTTTCCTGAGTGGTCACCTACAAAGAGAACATTGACTTGGGAGAATGGAGCTACAGTACAGTTCTTCTCCGCAGAGGAACCTGAACGTCTTCGTGGTCCTCAGTTTGAAATTGCTTGGTGCGATGAGCTTGCAGCTTGGAATAAAGACATCGACACTTGGGATATGCTACAGTTTTGTATGCGTTTGGGTAAACATCCTCGCATTGTAGTTACAACGACACCAAAACCAACCAAACTTGTCCGTAATATCCTAAAACACGAGAAAACTCATGTTACAGGCGGCTCTACTTTTGATAATGCTGCTAACCTTGCAGGAACCTACATTGAGGCGGTCAAGGCACAGTATGAAGGTACCCGTCTTGGTAGGCAGGAACTTTACGCGGAAGTCCTAGAAGAAGCTGAAGGCGCTCTGTGGAATACAGACATGCTGGAAAAAGCTGAAATTAAGCATGAAAACCTTCCTGATCTAGCGCGTATTGTTGTTGCCATCGACCCTGCTGTTACTGCCAACAAAGAAAGTGACATGACAGGGATTGTAGTTGCCGGGATCGACGTGAACGGCATTGCGTATGTTCTCGGTGACTACACAGATAGACTATCTCCACAAGGGTGGGCGGCTAAAGCCATCTCCCTGTACCACAAATACGAAGCTGACCGTATTGTTGCTGAGGTTAACCAAGGTGGTGATATGGTAAAGACTACATTACACGGTGAAGATGAGACGGTGCCAGTACGTATGGTAAGGGCCTCTCGCGGCAAATTCGCACGAGCAGAACCCGTTTCAGCCCTTTATGAACGTGGCTTAGTAAAGCATGTAGTGAATCCCCCTGATGGGGCTAAATTAGACGAACTAGAAACTCAAATGCGAACTTGGGAGCCACTAGGGTCGATTGGCTCTCCTGATAGATTAGATGCCTGTGTATGGGCGCTTACAGACCTGTCACTTAACGGATACTCCAAACCGCAACTTACCCTTGCCTATTCTTCGTCAAAGGGTCTCTCAAGATAATAATAACAGGCTATTGAACAATGGTTAAGAAACTCTCTGAGACAGCCGCTAAGACTATTCTTGGTGTAGCTGGGGAAAATACAGAACACGGTCAAATTCGGGCCGATGAGTTTCTTCCAGAGCTTCGTGGTCGAAAGGCAATTCGCAAATATCGTGAGATGCGGGACAATGACAGTACTATCGGTGCTGTTATGTATGCTGTAGAGCAAATCCTCCGTGACGTAGACATCTATGTTCAACCTGCTGATGACTCCGAAGCTGCACAGAAAGAAGCAGACTTTGTAGAGAGTGTCTTGGAAGACATGGACCACACCCTAGACGACCACATTGCTGAGGCTTTGTCGTTCCTATCATATGGGTTTGGGTGGTTTGAGGTAGTTTACAAGCGCCGTGTAGGCCCTACCGAACGGTCCGACAAGAAACGCTCTAAGTACACAGATGGTCGTATTGGTGTCCGTAAGATCGCAGCCCGTGCCCCTTGGACAATCAATAAGTTTGATGTAGATAAGGTGACTGGCGATGTACTTGGCATTGAACAAACGGTTGGTGGCTTTAACAACATCAACTATATCCCAACCAACAAGTCTCTATACTATCGAACAACTAGCATCAATGGCGATCCCTCTGGCCGTTCAATTCTTAGGAATGCTTACACTTCCTACGAGTATCTGAATAACCTGCAAGCTATCGAGGCAATCGCTGTAGAACGTGAACTAGCCGGTATCCCACACGCGCGCGTACCTGCAGAGTATATGTCGCCTGACGCAAGCCCGCAGCAGGCACAGTTCGTAAATAACCTACGTCAAGTTCTGCGTGACGTTAAGTTCAACGAGCAGGGCTACATCATCAGCCCCTCAGATACCTACTTGGATAAGGACGGTTCTCCCACTAACGTCCGACTTGTAGACATTGAACTAATGTCCTCGAACGGTAAGCGTAATATTGACATCGATCCGATTGTACGTCGCTACCAGCATGACATTGCTCGTAGTGTTCTTTCTGAGTTTCTTCTGCTTGGGTCGCAGGGCGGTTCCTATGCTCTCTCCAAGTCGAAGACAGACCTGTTCCTCCGCGCTCTGGAAAGCTACATACAAGCCATTGTAGATGTGCTTAACAAACAGCTTGTAGAGCGACTATGGCAGTTGAACGGTCTGCCTTACGATCTGATGCCTAAGATTACGGCTGGTGATGTTGCTCCTCACGATCTACGTGAACTTGGCGCATATCTCCGTAATCTTAATGGTGCTAACATCAATCTGTCGAACCAGCCAGACATTGTTGACTCTCTGCTTAGCAATGCTGAACTTCCGCCTCTTGATCGTGATATCTACGCAGAGGGTCTTGCAGCAGAACAAATGATGCAACAAGCCCGCGCTGATTACTACGATGGCCCAGATAATAATGTTGTAGGCGCTCCTCAGAACAACGCTGATGTTGAAGAGGAAGAAGAAAAGCCTACTAAAAAGTCTGACAAGGATTTGTTAGAGGAAGAGCTACTGAAAGCCTCCTTGGAGTTCTTGAAAAATGACAAACGTAATTAACCTAGCACTCACCAAAGCCTTAATCGACGATACTCTTGAAAAAGAGATTGAAGCCTTCCGTAAACAAGTTGGCCCAAAAGGTGATAAAGGCGACAAAGGTGATCAAGGCCCGTCAGGCTCACAGGGACCGAAAGGTGACCAAGGCGAGGTCGGTTTACAGGGTCCACAAGGCTTAGTAGGCCCACAGGGCGCTCAGGGGCCTCAAGGAGCCACTATAAGGGGTCCAAGGGGGTTACCCGGCAAACAGGGCTTACGGGGCCTACAGGGGCCTTCTGGTGAGCGTGGAGAGCAAGGGCCTAAAGGTGATGACGGTCGGTCTATAGAAAAGGCCAGCATTACCGAAGATGGTCGCCTCCTTATCCGCTACAGTGACGGTGAGCTAGTTTCCGTTGGGCGGGTTCAAGTAAACGTCGAGAACCATTACGAGGGTGGTTCAGGTCTTCCTCCGGGTCACTTCGCTCTGTACGACGCAGAGTTTAACGAAGACAACGAGCTTATTCTCGTCTGCAACAATGGGAAACGCATTAATGCTGGCGCTCCAGTTATTCCTAGTGTTCCTGATCCTGTTGACCCTGAGTCTCTTGAACTAAACCCTACCTTCACTTACGACGCAGACAACAACATCTCTCGTATTGATTACTCTAACGGTCGCTACAAGACCTTCACTTACGACGCTAACGGTAATCTTGAAGAATTGGTCTACTACAAGATCGACACTACCCTGACGAGAACCTACAACTACGACGCACAAGGTCGCCTGACAAGTATTAACGATGTGGAAGTATAATGGCTGCTCCAAGTTATACAACAGAACTCACATCGCAAGAGATCTTCACTGATGGTGGTGTAGGTACTTGGTCGCTTATTTCCTCTGGTGGCGGTGGTCAGAACTCTCTGACTGACCCCGAGGTTGACGACTACGTACAAGGCTCAAGCTGCGTATCTCGTAGCCCTTGGTCGTCTGCTGCTCGTGGTATGGTGTTCAACTCCGCTCAGACCATTACTGCTGGTGATGCAGTGTGGATCTGGACCAAAGCAGACGTTGCACAGGCCCTTGACACCAAAGCGGGTGCTGACCCACAGGGTGGTGGCATACAGTGCCTCATAGGCTCTGCCAGCAACGCTCTGAA